AAAAACAAACTTCTCAATCAATGGCGGCATTACAGCAACAATTTCAGTACCTCTAGACCGCTCACATGTCAGAACATGTAGAGCAGCAGCAGAAAAACAAGTTGCATTACTAGATGCAGCTTTAGCTGATAAACGCCTTAACTACGAAATTGCAAGACTGAAAAACTGCGCCAACCTCATGAAAGAAGGCGTCATGTTTCACCCTGACTCGCCTTACGCTTCCATCTGCGCTGATGTCGTCTTAGTTAATCCACCAGGAGTCCTACCACCTCACACACATTCGATTCCTACTTCCGTAAAGCGCGTTGCCCCTTCCGACGCTCAAAAGCAGACTCAATAACCACTTTTTTACCTAGCTTCTCCTTGATCTTTTTGATTGTCTTCTTCACTGTCGGTTTGACGGCTTTAAGCAGAAAGTCGCCTAATGGTTTCGCAACGATGGCACTGGTTGTCGCTACTGCTGCAATAGCCGCCGTTGTCATGACAACAGGTGCTCCAGGCAAGTAGTTGCCGACAATTTTCGCCACAGGCAACAACTCAAGCTGTGGCTCGCACTTGCCGTCAACAACCTCGTAGCCAGTGATTACAGCGGTTTGTAGTTTATTTTTGGCTCCTATAGGTATTGCGTCTGGTGGTGGGCAAGGCATATCCGTTGCTACTTTTGGCAAGTCAGGCAATTGGCCTGACTGCGAGGGAGCTTGTTTAGACGGCTGTTTTTCAGCCGTTTTTTCTGGTGAGTCAAGATTTGGGGGTTTCACTCCTTCAGGTGGCTGTAAGGCAGGAGAAAAATCCAATGGTCGATAAGACGGCATCGTGCCATCGCACACCACAAAATTTCCCTTGGGGTCATTGCTGTAAGCCTTTTGGTTACCTGGCTGTGTATTGCGAGACTCGACACAACCTGGGACTTGTATAACTGGAAAGCCAAGTTGCAGCGTGACTGGGGGCTCAACTGGAATGCTTTGAGGCGGCATACTCCGCCAAGCCGGGATTACCGGGACTTCTACTGCTCTTACACCAATCTCAGGAATTTCTGGCATTGACTACTGCCACTCACGAATGACAGCTAATCGATTTAACACTTGATGCCTTGTCTCTCTAGCAAATATTCCGATATCTATCCTCATAAGCGTCTTGCCTATGCAGGTGTATTTGCTTTGGGGACTGTGCCTTTTGTAGCTGTCTACGACTAAAGCAACTGCTTGGCCGTACTCCAACCATGGATGAGCAGCTTGCAGGTAGGCAACTGCTTTGTCCATTACACCTTCAACCTAGTGATCGCTCGATGCAAATACCATTCTGCTTTTTGCAGATCTTGAGAAGCATTGCCTTTATACCAAGCCCGTAGCAAATACTTCAAGGCTTGACCCACGAGATAACCCACCACAGGGTCAGGTGCTCCTGCAACACAATCCTCAATAACCTCAATCGCTTCAATGCGACCTTGCTTGTAATGAGGTGGTGAATTGACTTGATCACTCATGGAAATTTGATTGGCAGTCCAGTTTCAGTCGGAAGCTCTGGCATTGCTCCTTCGATTTGATCAGGAAGCATCTCTGTGACCTTTTCAGTCACGTCACCAGTCATGCCTTCAAAGTAGTTGGTGAGCATTGATGGTATTCGACTGTAAAACGTCACTGTTGCAGCGACCATCGTTCCTGACATGACGAACGATGCGACGGACAGAACGTTGAATACCTTTTGCACCTGACTGAAGCAGTGGCTTTAACCATGCTAGTCACTTGCAAACTTCACAACTAGTGCAATGGCTGTGGTGGTTTAAGTGGTAGTACTCGATAAAGCACAAAAGGCTTAGCAAGAAGATTGCAAGAGTTTTTCCCATAAAAAACCCCCTCCTGTGTGTGAGAGCAGGAGAGGGCGAAACACGTCTCAGCTACAGACTAGCTCAGAAAGCGTATTTGCCACCAAGCTTCAGGCCATAAGAAGCATCTACATCTTCAAACTTGGCATAACCAACTTCGGTGTAGAGGTTGAGCTTGCTGCTCACAGCGGCAGAAACGCCAGTTTTGCCGGAGAAACCCCATTCGGAGTCAGAGCCATCGTTAGAGAGCGCAGGTCCAGCTTGGATGTAAAAAGGGCCTTCCTGGAATCCAGCGTGCAGCTCAAGTGAACTACCGACAAATTCAGCGCCCGAAAAACCTGCGTTGTACTCAGGATTTACATACACTTCGCCTGCGACAACAGGAGATGCCAGCGCAGCTGCCGTAGCGACGGCACCACTCACAATCAAAGACTTGAACATGGGAAAGGGAGTTAGCGTTTTCCGTTGACAGGTTACTAGGACTGTCACTGTGCCAGTTGTGAGAGTGTGTCACTGTGTTGGCAGGCCATCAATAACCGTCTGTTGAAGAAAGGCTTTGATACTTGTTGGCTAAGCCAGTAAACAGACCACGTTGTGGGTGGTCTGCTTGATCACGGCCATCCATGAAATACAGCTCTTCTAGCCATATGGTGCGATTAAACATCGCCTCCACATCTTCTGCACGCCTCTTACGAGGAATCATTGGATCTGGTCGTTGCATCATGCGCTCCAAGGCGTACCTGCACCTTTGGTTGGAGTTTTCTTTTCGACAAGCTGTGCATCCAATGCTGCATGAATTTCAGCAACCTTGTCCGCTCCACCAATAGCAGCTTGCGCCCAAGTGATTGCTTGCGCTTCAGTCACGCTGTCATAAGCAACCATGGTTTCTGCCTCTGCAGCTTCAAGACCAACAGAGCCATAAGCGCCAGCGCTATACGTTCCATCCGCATCAGTGGCATTCACTGTGTAGTGGAGCGTGTTGATCATGCCATCAGACAGAGTGCGATCACATTGACCGACTTTCCAGACGTAGGTGTTTGCCATAGTTAAACGAATGCAAGATTAGTGTAAATGGAAAGCCCCGCGTTGCCACGGGGCGGTTGCCGATCAACAAGCCATCAATACGCAAGGGACGCAGTAGCTGCCGTCTGCATATGTTTCGCTGACGTTTGTAGAGGTAACTTTGGCAATCGTCTTGGAACGAACGATGTCATCATCTTGAGGCTTGGCTGTTCCATCGCCAGCAGACATCAATAGATCTCCGCGAGCAACTGTTGTTCCTTGTGCAATACGAATAATAAAATCACCTGTTACTGCACAATAAAAGTCATCAGTGTAGACGTCATCGTCATCGTCCCAGCATTGAAATACGCCAGCCACATTCTTGTCTCCTTCAGTATCACTTACTTCCATGCGGTTAAGCTGTTCATTTTCTTCAATCCCGGCAGCGCGGGCGGGTATTCTTATATCGCCAACATTGATGCCTTCAGGAGGATTATCTTCTTCAGTCCATAAAACCGCATCTTGAGCTTCATAAGCCCATTCGCACATTTCATCTAAGTTACTCAAGACAGAACCGCGAAGAATTTCGATGCGTTTTGCACCGCCCGCAAGTTGTGACCAACGACTTAGGTGTCCTCCATTGTATGAAACAGTGGAGCCATTGACACTAATTGAGCCTTCTGATGAAGACGCTTGCCTAAAGTCGACTAAGGTTCCATCACTATGTTGACGATTTAGAAGCAAACACAGTGTGTCAGTATTAGTAGCGTGCATTGCCTGCCCAGAAGCATAAAAAGTATGCCCAGCAATTGAGGGAAATCCGCCGGTATTAGGGATCATTACGGTCCCTATGTTATTGACACGCATCCGCTCACCAGCATTGGTGATAAACCTCATGAACTTGTTAGGATCATGATTATCGTATTCAATGTAGCCGTTGTCATAGTCGTCAGTATCACCCATCATTAGATAACTTGAGTAGTTTGCACTTGCATACAAACTAAGCTCAGGATTAGGGGCTCTAACTGTAAAATCTGCTGTAGTAGGTGGAGTGTCAGTTCCAATAGCAACACGACCATCGGACAGGATTCGCATCCGCTCGCTGTCTGCCGTAGCATCATAGATATTTAAATATGTACCACCATTTCCAATTTCAAAAGTACGAGCATTAGATCCGGATTTTTCAAGAATATGCCTGGCAATAGTACTATCAGTAGTTTTTAGATTAGTTCCATTAGCAGGAAATGAAGACGTACCAATCCCGACATTTCCCGAGCTGTCGATTCGTAGACGCTCAGTTGCACCTACAGCAAATTGCATATGCTCAGCACTGCCACTGTCATGGTTGTAAAGTACATAACCTGCATACTGTTCAGAGCCTCCAGAAGTACCTTTTGCAAAAGCAACAATACCTTGATTTGCACTGCCTGATCTAATAGTGATGCCGCTGTTTACTCCTGTAGCACCAACAACTAAATCACGGCCATGCTGGTAATAAGAGTCAGGATTAGTTATTCCAATCCCAACCCTGCCCGAGCTGTCGATTCGTAGACGCTCTGATGCCGCCGTTGAAAATAACAACGCATCGTCGCTATGAGAGTATGCAACTGAACCTCTAAAAGCTTCATTGCCACTAGTACCATCAGCAAAATAAAGAGAGCCGGTGTCGCTAGAGCTAGTAGCAATAGTGATTCCTGGACCGTTTGTTCCAGTTCCATATACAACTAATTTGTTGCCGAAAGTGCTATAGCTGTCAGGGCTCGACGTTCCAATCCCAACTTTGCCGGCAAAGTATCCCTGACCTTTGTAACTGACATTAAAAGTGTCTGTCGTATTAGCGTTTGAAACGTGTAATGCTTTGTTTGTATCAGTACTCTGAGTATTAAGTGACTGAGAGCGTATTCCAGTAGAACTTGAGTCAACAACTGTTAACCTCGCCTGCGGATTACTCGTGCCAATGCCGACGTTGCCCGAGCTGTCGATACGCATGCGCTCGGTTGCACTAGTAAGAATTCTAAAGTCATTGCCTATTGCATTGAGCTGAATGTTGTTACCTGTAGAAGTGCTGTTTCTTAAAACAAGACCAACTTGTGCGTTTCCTGTAGATAAAATTTGAGTAATACTCGCATTAACAGGACTGTTAACATGCAGCCCAGCACCAGCTGACGCTGTTCCAATCCCAACATTGCCCGAGCTGTCGATTCGCATCCGCTCGCTGGAAACACCAAAAGCAAGCGCATTATCTGAATGGTTGTAAAGAATATATCCAGCAGTATTTGCAGCAGCGTCAGCAAATCTAATTTGGCTAGAAGTTGATGCGCCAATCGTTATTCCTTGCTCTCCTACACTTGTACTGCCAACAACCAGATTATCAGCACCACCATCGGCGTAGTTAGTCGTAGTTCCAAGCAACACATTGCCCGAGCTGTCGACAACAATGCGTGACGTTCCAGCAGTTGCAATCCCAAACTTATTAGACCCTGGCGAATAAATACCAGTGTCAGTATCACCGCTAAAAAATGCACCAGGTGCAGATGTAGTTCCTGCAACAACACCAAACGCACCAGTCATGGTGTCGCCAGTAACATTCACAAACTCACCAGCTTGACTGCGCCATGCAGTGCCGTCATAAATTTTTAGATCAAAAGCACTACCAGTTGTATCAAGCCATTGTTCTCCTTTCTCATTGCCTTGCTGACCAGATACCGTTCCAGTTCCTGTAGTAGTTCCTGTTGCAGTAAAAACAGTGCCGACAGTATTAGCCGACGCTCCAACCAACGTAAAATCAGAATTGCCTACAGTAAGAATCTGATAAACAGTTCCCGTTACAAGTGCTGTAGCAGCAAGGCTGTCTGGTGAAGAGTTTGGAGCGCTTGTTCCGACATGAACAGGACCAACCTTTACTAGATCGCCGTTACTGTCTTTAAAAAATAAACCAGGCGAACCTTCGTTAGTATTAATCGCCAGCTGCCCTGCCGACATCACAGTCGGGATAGGTCTCTTGTTTGCAGTGCCGCTACGAAGGTGCTGGAGAGCCATCCTTAACGCCTATTGCTAGGCCGGAAATAACTCTCCTATCTTACGAGACTCAGAATGTCCCGTCATCTAGTTGGCTAGTCAAGGCAACTGTTCCGCTGTTATTGGGCAGTGTGATCGTTCTATCAGCAGTCGGATCGGCTGGAGAAAGGGTGGTTTCAAATGCGTCATCCGTTGGCCCTTCAAACACTAACGACCCAGTATTGCCAATCAATACTTGACCGCTAAAGATGCCGCCTGCTTTTGGCATTGCCAATGCGGCAAGGTCATAAGCAGTTTTTACGCCATTTGGTGTTGCAGCAGTCGTTGTACTAGAAGAAGCAACTCCATCCGTAAGCTGTAATACGCCAACTGCACTTGTAGTGCCAGTGCTGACTGTTAGCGCTGGAGTTGTAGTGCCATTAGTAACGCCTAATGGCGCAGTAACAGTGACGCCAGTAACCGTTCCAACTTGATTAGTAATCCACTCAAGGCCGGTTGCTGTGCTGCTATTTGCGCTAAGGATGTAACCATTAGCGCCAACCGTTAGTTTGTTTAACGTAGTTGCTGCGCTAGCGGCAATTAAATCACCCTTTGCATAAGAAGCAATATGTGTACCGCCTCTGGCAACATCTAGTGTGCCGCCTGTCATGTTGTCTACATCACGGCACTCGTTGCTAACTTCTTCCAAGGCAGATTGAACGTTAGTTGAGCCAAGGTTTGCAGCAGGGCTAAAAGCAACATTATTAGCAGTTTGTGCTGTGTATGTACTGCTAACGTCGATCTCAAGCCATGCAGTACCCGTAGATAGCAGTAAATCAGGTGGAGCAAGAGCAACAGTCGGAGCTGGTGAAGTTCCAGTCCCTGGCTCTGAAACGACTAAGTAATAATTGCTGTTATTATTGCTTGGAGAAGGCAATGCATTCCCTACAGTCAAACCAATGGCAGAGCCTTCTCCAGTGACCGATGCGATTAAATTAGTGCTTGCATCATAAGTACCAGCGAGAATAATCGCACCTGCTGAAATACCAATTGACTGCCAAACGTTTCCGTCCCACAGGAAGAAGTTTTTATCAAGTGGATTGAAATGTAGCTGTCCAGTAAAGGCAGCAATTGGCAGAGTTTCGCCAATAGACGCTGTTGATTTGTTTGCAAGTTTGCCAGCGGTTATAGCTCCTGCGGCGATAAACCCAGAGCTAAATGAGCCAGTGGTTATCTTCGAGGCATCAAGGCTAGGGATGTCTGTAGCGACAAGATCAACAGCAGCAGTTATGCTGCCTTGTGCGTCGAATGTAATGCCACTTTTAGTTGCAGCAGTAACACTATTCGTGATTGCAATCGCTCCACTGGTAACACTAAGTCCAGCCCCTGGTTGAACAATGCCTTTTGCTGTTGCCGTTGCGTCAGGTAAATCAGCAGGTACAAGTGCCCTAAACGTTGGTGCAGCATCAGAGCCAGAAGCAGGGCCAACAAATACACTGTTTGCAGCTTGTGTATCAAGCGTTAATGTAATATTTGCTGTAAAATCATCGGGATTATTAACCGCGATTGATAAAGGAGTAGATTCAGTTACTGTGACTGACTGAATTCCAGCTTCTTGTACCCAGGCTGAGCCAGTCCAACGATATGCAATACTTGTGCCCGTGTTGTACCAACCTTGTCCAACATAAGCGCCAGTTCCAGAAGGAGAAGCTGCACTTACGACACAAGTAGATTGGTCTCCCAACTTATCTTGGTTGACAGCTGAATTGTTGATCTTTGCTGTAGTTACCGCGCTTGACTGAATATTTGAGGCAGCCACAATATCAGCGGCCAATGTTGTTGCAAAAGATCCAGTGCCTGTGCCTGTAACAGCCCCAGTCAATGTAATAGTTTGATCGCCCGTATTAGTGCCTGAACTTGTTCCAGAAAAAGAAGATCCATTGGTCCAAGTGCCATCAGCAATAGCTAGGTCACCTAGGCCTAAAGTTGTGCGTTGCGCCGTTGCATTGGCGTCATCTAGAAGAGCACGACCTGCAGCAGTACATGCAATTTGTTCAACTGTTCCACCTCCAGACGTGCTGCGACCAAGGATTACATCTGTAGAAGTTGTATCTTGAATTTTGTCATAAGTGACAGAATCGCTCGCAAGCTGCGAAGTGCCAACAGCTCCTAATGCAATCGAAGTCGCAAACGATCCAGTACCTGTCCCTGTTACAGCTCCAGTAAGGGTGATTGTTTGATCACCTGTATTAGTGCCGCTAGAAGTTCCTGAATGCGTACCAGCAAATGTTCCACTTTGTGTTGCAAGTGTTCCTAAACCGAGCGTTGTTCTTTGTGCGGCAGCGTCTGCGTCATCCAGCAGTGCTCTACCCGCTGCAGTAAATGTATAAACTGAATAAGTGTCAGATCCTGTAAGGAAAATACCTTGATTCGCTGCAGTCGTAAGACCTGAAATGCTTTGCAGGCCAGCATCGTAAGCCTGGACATCAGTGCCAATGGCCAACCCAAGATTGGTTCTTGCACCTGCAGCGGTAGATGACCCCGTACCCCCGTCTGCGACGGTAATATCAGTTATCCCAGTAATTGTGCCGCCAGTAATTGTGGCGCTGCCTGAACTTAAGTTAGCAGTTACCGTTCCAAAAGTGACACTGTCATTGGTGTCAATACCAAGCGTTGTACGTTGAGCAGCCGTATCAGCATCATCAAGCAACGCTCGACCTGCTGCTGTGCAAATGATTTCTTCAATAGGGCCTGCATTTGCCGTGCTTCGACCCAGCAATCGATCTGTTGCCGTGACGTTTTGAATCTTTGCATAAGTTATTGCATCGTCTGCGACGGCACTACTGCCAAGCTTGGCAGCACTGGCTTGATTAAGTTTGTTAAGAGAAATAGAGTCTGCATCTATTAGGTCTAAAGCACCTTCTAACAGGTTTTTGACGGTAACCTTTTTGGTCTCAGAACCGCTGATATCAGCGATTGCCAGAACGTCAACGGCTGCAACGCCAGCCTTGGACAACTCTGTGAGTTGCGTAATCCTTTGGTCAGCCAAGGTCTTACTCCGTTGACAGGAACATTTGTTCCCAGTTTAGTCCGTTACTTCCTGAAGAAGGAAGTCCAAGCTCTGCTCAACCTTGATCCGGTCGTCATCCTCCTTCAGGATGTACTCGGAAGGCTTGCCAATAACTAGCTTGATTTCTTTTGTGGTGACAAAATCAATAGTGCATGAGACCAGTCCACCTGCCTCTACCGTAATCCCAGTAGAAGTAGTGACAGCCGTGGTTTGATAAAAAATATTCGGTTGAGTGGCGACAACCTCTTTGTCCGTAAGGTACAAAGCAATATCAAATGCACATCCAAGATCAAGGCGCTGAATGATTTGCAGCATAATCATTGGTGCCTCAATAGTGCTACCTGTTGTGTAATCAAAAGCGCATTCGATTCGACCACTTCCACTAATAAGACCCGCGCTATGTTGCTGTTTGTATTTGTCAGCCAAAGTCGTAAGATCAACGGAATCTCGTGAAGTATTAAATTCATAACTTGAAATATTACCAACGATATTAAAGCGAGTATCTCTGACTGCTAAATTTGTTGTAATTGGCTCTCCCGTGAACGCTTGCAAGTCGATTTCATTGGCTCTAGTGTTATTAATTGAATCCTCGAAAGCAGAAAAAAACCGTAAACCCCCTGCCTCATTGACGTTTATAAATGCACTGAAAGTATCTTCAATGACGCCACTGCTCCAATTTGACGCCGGAATAAAAGCCAGACCACGACTATCAATTGTCGTTATGTCGATACGATCGCCAGTGAATAAGTTGTCAGTAGCGTTGTCAACGCCCAAGCGTTCTAAGTTTGTATTGACATCATCAGGTGAGATTGAGGCTTCAATGCTTCCAATGGAAACATCAGTGCCTCGGCGCAGCCGGACGTTACCGTGTTTGCCGAGGTAGAAAGCCATTAGCTAATTACTTCAGTGAATTCACCATCAACTGTAAAATTAATAGGCACCACACTCAATTCGCCAGTGCTAACGGACAGACTAGCAGAAGTAATGTAAGCGTTAAATTTAATATCGTCGCTGTTGTCTCCGCCTACATTTAATTCAAGAAATACTCTATCACTTGCTGTAATTGCGCTAGTTTTCATTATCTTTGCAAGCAAAGCTGTGAATTCAGTGAATGACGAGCTTTCTCCAGATTCCAACTTGTAGTACAACAATGTCGCACTACCTGTTGCACCCTTAGAGCCTGGTACAAATGTATTGACGCCACTATCAATAGTGTTAGTGCTGATTAGCTCTACTGTTGTCTCAAGAGACCAGTCGCGAATTTTTGCTACAGGCTTACCGTTGAAGACAAGTGAGCCAGTGCGGCCAGTGAAAAATCCCATTGGCTTGGCCTGAACATTGCTGTTATCTTAGCTCACCTCAAACTTGCTGCTACTGAAGTCGGCAATTTCTGCGCGAATTTTGCCGCCTGACTCAAAGCAAGGGTATTCAACTGCTTTAACACTCAGTTCACCGTCCCCCTCAATTGCAAGCTCGGTCACTCTGAAAACACGTTTGTTTGGCTTTTCAACACCCATTACAAACATCCAGCCTTTGTAGGTAGACAAACTAGAGGCGGTACTCAAACCTTCGTTTGTTGTAGTGACAGAAACAGATGCTTTGCTTTCTACCTCGCCGGTTATTGGCTCGTAGAGAAGAAAATCGAAATTATTGGTTCCAACATCTTGATTGTCCTTCAACGGTGAATTTAATTCACCATCTTCCATCATTATCCCAGAAGAATACTTATCCCACGTCTTGAGCCCAACATCTACATAAATAAATGCTCCAGGCTCTAGCCCTGCCTCAGAGGGCAGCGTTCTGAACTCAATGCCTTTCTTCACATGATGGCGCTGATTACATAGCAGCTTTGCGAACATAATTGCTTGCTCTCTTTGAGTCACGAACTGACTTAAATCAAAAGTTTCTCTAACGGCAGTATCTTTAACACTCTTAAGACGAACGTCTACTGTTCTATTTCTATTAAACATTTCTTTCTCGTTAAATTCTCTGTAAACCACAGAGGCAATCAAGTCTTCAGTGGTCGTCCCATAATTCAAAAACTCTTCTTTGTAAGAGCCTTCTAATATATTGCCAGCAGTGAACAAGGCGGAAATGTTAACTTCTACAGGTGTTCCGTTATCAAAATTAGCCTTGCCGCTTCCATTTACTGGAAGTGCCGGAACTAACGTATCTTTGCCGTTTTTTCGAGCTAATTCAAGCAAGCTAAAAGGTGCTGCATTGATCCAAAACTCACGCCATGAACCTGCGTCAGCAATAATTCCGTCCATAAACATCTGCACATCCCCTGCCGAACCGTCTGCCTTAGGCAGATTATTGTTAATGCAAAAGCTCTTTGCTAGCGCGAGGCTATCAAGATCAATGTTTGCGGCTTCAATAAAATTACCTACTCCGTTGACCTTGTCGAGCAAAGTGTCGGCAAATATGTCAGGTGCATAACTTGTAGAATCAACACTACTCGACAAAGTTTTGGAATCTACGTTTATCACCTTGCAATCTTTCCCTTTTTTGACTAAAGCGCTTACGCTTCTAAGATCTTGCAACCCACGATTTGCATAAACGCCTATAGCCATCATTGTTAAATCGCCATACTTGTCAAAAATTGAATCATTTCTAGCAAACTGTTGTTCTGTTACAGCCGTAAGAGCTATCTCTGGGCCGGACTCATGACTGAATTGAATGTTTGTGTCTGAGTTAACAGAGAACATATCCCACTCGTTGGTGTCGATTGGTCCTCTTTCATCTTCGTCTGGGAAATACCCAATCGCCTCTCTCGCTGCAACTGTCCTGCCTGACCAAGAGACTTTGATCTGACTAGTGACATCAAATATTTGAGGCTCTTCTGCAGTGTCCTCAAGAAAGGCATAGTGAGTAAAAGGACGAATCTCACGCTCTGCACTTACGTCAAATACTGGCTCAAATTCAAACGACCACTTGCTAGGTGGTTGTTGGGCAGTTCCATTGGATCCTTTGAACCGAATTTGGGTGTAAAAATCAGATTCACTGCCTCGCCTTACCGCAAAAACAATTCCGACTACATCTCTGTCACCACCTTGCTTCTTGTAAAACATACGGAAAAAAGCCATGCGGCTTTTAACTCCGTTGTCAGAAGAGCTAAATTTCTTGACTTTTTCTTCTCCATACTTCTTCTGCCGGCCTGAAATTCTCCTGAAAAGCTTGACTTTGAGTGAGAAGTTTATTGTGTCAATTTCACTTAATGTCTCGTAGGATGCTTTCTCGGCTTTTACTAAGCATTTCGAGAAGAACGTATTATCAAAACTCTTTTTGTATTCGTCCCAGTCTGCAATAATTTCTTTAAACTCTTCAAGATCAGCTTCTTTCTCTTTGATCAATGCTTTCATCTTTTGTTTTACCTTAGTCTTGCTTTCGGAATCTTCTTGATCTTTACTAGGCAGCTGCTCAATAATTGACTCAAGGTAGTCTATGTCGTCTTTGATTACTGTAATTGCTTGCTTGTGCATCTCATCAAAGTTTCTTTTTAGTCTTTTGTCCACTTTATTTCTCCTTGCCTCTAGCTCTTCTTCTGCATCTTCAAGACTGTCAAAAAGGCCAAGAGTCAGACTGGAATCTTTATTTAGCAACCCTTGAGTACGAGTGTCAGAATTGCTTGCGATCAAGTCATAGTTAGTTCCGTCAACGTTTATTTTTTCTTTAATCTTTGTCTTTACTGGTTGAATTCCCGCAATCTTATCTTGAATTTCTTTTCGATCTTTCTTCTTGTCTTTGACTTTTTCTCTTTTGTTCGTTAGCTTATCGTCTTTTAAGAACGGCTTTTCTTTGTTCTCGTTGACAATTCCATTGAAGCTAAAGAAATGCCAATCTCTATGCCGATCAACATAAATAAAAGTAAATAAAATTATATCATTATTGCTCCCTTTGTAAGGTATATTTTTGCCCATAATTTGTTTATCATACGAATCAAACCTGACATTCCTAAAGTCCCTTTCGAGAGCTTTTACGGTACGTCCATCGATTTTATTAAAAAGCTTGTTTTGCCCCGATTGAGAGTTCTCGTTTGGATCTCTTCCATAATAACCAACATTAAAACCATTATTACCCCAAGGGATGTCTTCGTCGAACACTCCATTTTTAATATCATCAATTAAAGATTTTAGGCTTTTTTTAGCTTGACGAAGCTCTTTCTTGACCGCACTAACATCGATAATTGTCTCGTCAACCAAATCGCTCTTTTGCTCTTTAGTGTATTCAATAGAGCCAGCACGATCAAAAGTTAATACTTTTCGAGGCAGCGGATAAGTGCTGTCAGGTATTACGTTGCCACTATCATCCACTAGATTAAGCTTTGGAGTTAAAGTTATTGTATCTGTATTATTATATTTAATGTTCAGTATAGGGCTAAATGTACTAGTTACCACGAAGGGATCTGTAAAATTACCTTCTTCGCTCAATGCATGATTGTTTACATCTGGAATTAATTGTTCAGTTTTAAAGATTACATCGCCAGTTGCAGGGTCGGTTGTGCCACTGTCTACCTCTTTGAACTTTGGAGTGTTGGAAAGAATATGGATTGCATCTTCGATTTCCCTCTTCAGCTCTTTATCATCTTCTTTTGGCTCTGTTCTATCATAAGCTGAGCCTGGTATATGCCCTGGCTCAATGCATTGAAAGACTACTTTTACATCTCCTTCTTCAAGATTCCTATTTCCATTACCAAGGTAAGCTTGGAATCTAAACTTTGTAGATCCTAAAAGATAAGTACTGCTGAAGTCTAAGGACTCTAACATCTGTCGACGCATATCAATCGCTGTATTGCCTGGCGCTTCATCTTGTTGAATTGCTCCTTTGCCTTTTGCCTTAGTGAACACCAACTCAATCTGCTCTCCTTCTGCGAAAAGCCCATTATTGTTATTATCCTTCCACGTTCCATCCTGCCCAAAACTGCTGAGTTTTATCAAAATGTTTGATTCTTCCTCTTCACCATCTTCGTCTCTACTCAACACATTGACGTTAATAGGTATGGCGTCAAATACCCCAAGGCTTGTAGATGATGTTGGTGAGTATGCCTGACTAAAGCCTTCTCTTTTGTCGCCATGGAATGCAATCAAAGAAGCAGGCCTGGTGTTGTCGCCATCAGGCGTTAAACGAGCAGGAAAAAAGGTATCTCTTTTATGTCCAGCTACAAGGTTCTTGAACAAAGGAACCCCAGGCTTACCG